CCAGATCGAGCACGGCATTAAGACCGAGATGGCAGAATCTTTCTTCTCTGGCCTCAAAGGTCTCTTCTTAGAGCACAATTTTACTGTGCCTGAGGAGAAATTCAACCTGCTTGACGGCATGGTTGAAGAGCTTGATGAGATGGAAGCTAAACTCAACGAGCAAATCGACACCAATATTACTTTGAATAAGCGTATTGGTGAGTTTGTAAAAATGGAAATTGTGAACGAATGCGCTACTGGTCTCGCAGAGACTCAGAAGGAGAAGCTTGCTTCTCTCGCAGAGGGTGTTGAGTTTGAAACTGAAGAAGATTTTCGCAAGAAGATCGAAACGATTAAGGAATCCTACTTCACTAGAAAGGCTGAAGCAGCACGAGTTGCCGAACCCACCGAAGAAGTTTCGGAACCCCTTGTCGAAGAAACAGTAAGCGGCTCGATGTCGAAGTATGTCGATGCACTCGCTCGCTGGTCCAAATAATTGTAAACCCTAAACTACTTACTTTCGGAGAAAAAAATGTCTATCCAACAACTCCAGGAGAAGTGGGCACCCGTTCTGAATCACGATGCTCTCCCCGAGATCACCGATTCCCATAAGCGTGGTGTCGTTGCACAACTCCTCGAAAACCAAGAGCGTGCCCTGACCGAAGAGGCAGGTATGCTCAACGAAACACTCGCAACTGCTGGCACAGGCGGTTTCGGTGCTGGCGCTACACCAACTGGTCCTAATGCAGGTTTCGACCCTGTTCTGATCAGCCTGATTCGTCGCTCCATGCCTCAGCTGATTGCTTATGACGTTGCAGGCGTCCAGCCAATGACTGGTCCTACAGGTCTTATCTTCGCAATGCGTACCAACTATGGTGCTGAGCGCAGCCCCGCTGCTGCTGGTTACGATGAAGCATTCTTCAACGAGCCCAACGCTGGTTTCTCTGGTGGTCCTGGCACCTACGATCCTGGTGCATCTTCTTCTGCTGACAACGACGCAGAAGGCAACAACCCTGCTCTGCTCAACGACAGCCCCCAAGGCACCTATGAGCTGACTGGCGATGCTCAAGGCATGGACACAGCCACCGCTGAAGCACTTTCGGACGCTGCCGCTGGCACCGCATTCCGTGAGATGGGATTCAGCATCGAGAAAGTTAGCGTCACTGCTAAGTCTCGTGCCCTGAAGGCAGAGTACAGCCTTGAGCTTGCTCAGGACCTGAAGGCGATTCATGGTTTGGATGCTGAGCAAGAGCTCGCTAACATCCTCAGCACTGAAATCCTTGCTGAAATCAACCGTGAAGTTGTTCGTACCATCTACACCAACGCTGTTGCAGGTGCTCAGAACAACGTTGCTAACACTGGCATCTTCGACCTCGACGTTGACTCCAACGGTCGCTGGTCTGTTGAGAAGTTCAAGGGTCTGCTGTTCCAAATCGAGCGCGATGCTAACGCAATCGGTCAGCAAACTCGTCGTGGGAAGGGCAACATCCTCATCTGTTCTGCTGACGTTGCTTCGGCACTCGGCATGGCAGGCGTTCTGGATTACACCCCTGCTCTCGCTGGTAACAACGGTCTCGCAGGTGTTGACGATACCTCCAGCACTCTGGTTGGTACTCTCAACGGCAAGATCAAGGTCTATGTTGACCCCTATTCTGCAAACGTTGCTGACAAGCACTTCTACGTTGCAGGTTACAAGGGCACCAGTGCATATGACGCAGGTCTGTTCTACTGCCCATACGTTCCTCTCCAGCAGGTTCGTGCTATCAACCCTGACACCTTCACTCCAAAGATTGGCTTCAAGACCCGCTACGGCATGGTTGCGAACCCCTTCGCTAGAGGTCTGGCTCAAGGTAATGGCGTTCTCGCTGCTAACACCAACAAGTACTATCGTCGCGTACAGGTTGCTAACCTCATGTGATATTGGTGCTTACCAAATCAAAGGGACCCTTCGGGGTCCTTTTTTTATGTCTAGGTATAAACCAGTAGGCATTAATATTCTTGAAGTTGGACTCAATACTGTCAGCATTCCAGTATAATTAGTTACAGAATTATGAGAGGTGAAAAAATGTAAGAAAGATGTTTACCCTCCCCGTTGTTATGATTAATTTTGCATGGAGGTATCATGCACAACATTCTTTCTCGCAGTCAACTAGACGAATGGCGTCATTTTGAAGACACTTTAGACAATCTAGAGATTGAAAATCAAAAACTTAATGACTATTACGAATGTTTAATTGAATGCGATGCTCTAGGGCAACATATCTGCAAGTCCATTTGCAAGAGGATTCTTATGTAGTATAAATAAATTTACCGTGTGAAGGAAGTGAGAGGGGTTTTCGGACCCCTCTTTTTTTGTCCTAAATATTTTTAGCGTAACTTAGATTATGATTAAAGACTATTATTTTGAAGATTTTATCGGCGTGTTTGAAACAGACTATGACACGCAACCAATGATTGATTACTTTGAAATGTTGTTAGAAACAAATAAAGTAATGAATAGACAAAGCAATAATGCTCCAAATACAAGAGTTGACACTGCTGTTGGTTTTGACACTATTATGTTGAATAAAGGTATTGGCAGTAGACTTGTACAGGATTACAATCAAGTTACAGGGTTGTGTTTAAATTTGTATATTGAAAAATATGAACAAATACGTTCATTTAGGTTTCAACAAATTTATTTGAATCTTCAAAAAACTGTGCCAACGCAAGGATATCATGAATGGCATTGTGAACAAGGTGGTCAAGGAAATAATCAAAGACTTTTAGCAACAATGTTGTATTTAAATGACGTTGAGGAGGGTGGTGAAACCGAGTTCTTATATCAATCTAAAAGATACAAACCAACTAAAGGAACTTTCTTAGTTTGGCCAGCAGGATTTACTCATACTCATAGGGGAAATGCTCCGTTGTCTGGAGAGAAATATATTGCAACTTCTTGGGTAGAGAATAGTCTAATCTAACAAACCTAAATAATTAAAAAGTCCCGTATATGGCAAACTGGTATCAGGAACAATTAACCAATAAAAACTTTTTGTCGCCTATCGGGTTTATTTTTATCCTCGATAAAGCACAAACAGTTTCATTTCTGTGCCAACGTGCAGAAATCCCATCCATGACTTTGGGGGAAGTTAACATTCCAACCAGAGGGTTAGTACCAATCCCCGTCGAAGGTAACATGAGATATGGCGAATTTACCGTAGAGTTTATTGTTGATGAAGACCTCAAGAACTACTTGGAAATTCACAATTGGATGCGTGCTTTAGGAACTCCCCAAGAATTAAAAGAAAGAAGAACTTGGCAAGATAGATTTGCCGAACATCCAACAGAAGACCCAAGATTTTCTGATGCTACGTTACAGGTTTTAAACAATAACAATATTGCAAACTTTGATGTAGTATTCAAAGATATGTTCCCTATTCAACTTTCAACTCTTTCATTTGATGTTACTAGTGGTGACAATGATTACTTTACAGCAACAGCAACTTTCAAGTATACTTTGTATGAAATCAGAAATGTAAACAGTATTGTGCGTAAAACTTAAATATGGAATTTCACAAACAAGAATGGCGTGACGAATACTATGAGATGAGAAAAGAACAACTCACTCGGTCGCGTGTAAAACTACTTGCTGTTGGTCCAACTAGTATGTCTCAGAGTTGGATACTACAGGCAATGTACGAAGATTGGAAACGACTTAAAGCATACAAGGAATCCCTTAATTATGAATCTAGAAACACTGCAGGAGATGTGGAAGACTGATTCCGTATTGGATGATGACTTACATGATAATGACTCTTTGAAAATTCCTCAACTTCACATGAAGTACATGGAATATCACAATACTTTCTCTCTCATGAAACGAGAAAGGGAGATTGAAATGAAACGCCTCATCAAAGACAAATGGTTGTATTATAAAGGTAAGGCACCAGCGGCAGTATATAAAGAAATGCCGTTTGACCTGAAACTTACAACCAAAGAAGAAATCTCAATGTTCATTGAAGCGGACGAAGAGATTGGAAAACTTCAATACAAAATAGGATACATAGAACAGGTTCTCTTCTTTCTTGATGGAGTATTGCGGCAGATTAATAGTCGTACCTATCACATCAAGAACGCAATTGAATGGAAGAGGTTTCAGAATGGATTCTAATGAACTACGGTCTGTATTTTAAACAAGTTTCTTTTAATCGCCAGTCGATGCAGGTAGTCAATACTGCATTGGCTGGCAATAATTATAAATGGGAGGATGGTAAATTATTCGACCAAGATAAAAAAGAAGCAAAGAGAAAAAGTAAAATTGCTTGGGTT